ATAAACCCCAGCAGCATCTCTTTTTCCCATAACCTTAGCTCTTTGTTCCATAGCTATGGCTGCTTGTATTTTATGAGCCTTCGATCTGCCACTACCTTTAATCCTACTAACACTTTTTGTTGCGTCTTCTTTTGTTGCAAACTTCAAACCCTTTATAGTACCTTTAGGGTTCTCATCCGTATACAAATCAGAATGTTTCTTAGACCTTGCGGGTTGCCCTTTTTTTCTTGGTATTCTTGGATTTGACGATTGTTTTAACATTAGTAGGTTTACCTCCTGGATTACCTGCAGCTCTTTTACGTTGAACTGCTGACTTTTTTTGCGCTGTGGTCATAGATTTTGCTTTAGCTCTTGGTACACATTTAGGGTAAGCTCTTTTACTATCTCCTTTTGCAGATTTTCGTCCACAGGCTTGGTATTTACCTTTCTTCTTAGGCGCACCAATATCAACCCAATCGCCTTTTTTACCTTTACCAAACCATTCTTTAAGAGACATTACGCATAGCCTCCGCCTCTTTTCTTATAAGTCTTTACCAACCAAGCATTTGCGTAAGCACTAGGGTACACATCAAATTTACGTTTAGCTTCAGCTTTTACACGAGCATATAAACTTGGATTTGTAGGCTTAGAACCAGATTTTTTAGCAGATTTCTTCTTTTTAGTTCCAACAGAACCACCTCTTTTAAGTTTCTCTACCTTAGCTTTTTGCATAGCCCCCATTCCACGACTTGGCATCATATTTTTATCCTCCTGACTGTGCTATCTGTTGTCCCTGTAATAAGCCACTTAAACCTAACCCACTACCCCCTAATCTACCACCCATAGCCATAGGTTGCATTTGACGACTATTGTATGGGCTTATTGGCCCCTGTGTTTGTAACCCCATTATGCCGGGAGAAGCATTGCCACTTCTCATGTCTGTGCCATAATTTCTTAAATAATTTTCCAACCCATGTCTTAAACCAAATAAAGGGTTTGTTTGTTGGTCTATATTTTGTAATAAACTTCTAACTCCCGAAGTTATACTCGTCAGATCAACTCCTCCTTGGTTACCAAAGTTACCTCCAAACATGGGAGAAGGTTGCATAGGAGGGGGTTGCATAGGAGGAGGTTGCATCCGTTGCATATACGCCTGTTGTGCAACAGAAGGTAGCACAGGGGATACTTGTTGAGGGTTTACCGAAGGGGGTAAAGGGCTACTCATTACGCTCTAGTTCTCCCTTTTTTAGCTATACCATCACGTTTATTTTTGGCTACTCTAGTAGATTTTTTCTTAACGGCTGTAGTAGTTTTTTTCTTACCACCTGCCTTAGCCATTTTAGCTTTAAGAGGCCCACCACCTTTTTTCATTTTAGCTGTAACAGAGCCTCCACCTTTCATTGCAGGTTTAGGAATAACTCCTTTAGCCATTAATATATCTTTTTGTGTAGTTTTTCCATCACCACTCATATCAGGAAAACTAGTTTTACCACCAGCAGCGTAACCTTTTTTCATCCCACCAGCAGCGTAACCTTTTTTCATTCCACCAGCAGCATAACCTTTTTTCATTCCTCCGCCAGCCATACCCATTTTCTTTTTCATACCCATGCCTTTCATACGATTACTCCTTGTATAAATTATTAAATGTTACCTCTGGATCTGTGTAACTATCGTCTTGTTCCGCACAATGTGTCCATTGACTTGGTTTAAAATCTGGTGCGCCCTCTCCTGTAATCCAATATGCAGGGCTTGTTACTCTAACTCTATTGTTAGGTAAGGCTACTACATTGCCTTTCCATTGTCCATCAGTCAGCACCATAACGTGACTCTGTTTGTGTTGGGCTGGGTCATCTGCGACTTCGCTTTCGGTGTAGTCCACAGTGAAGAGATATCTCGATTGATGAAACTCTCCTGCGATTTTACATAACCACGGACTTGGTTTGCATCTGTTGAGAGATACGATTGAATGGTTGTGTGATGGGCAATCCCACGGTTGGGCGAGGTGCGTTTCCATTCTTTCTGGCCACTCTTCCAAAGCAATGTCTCCAACCAACCCAGTGATGGGCATCCTTGCCCACATTGCTCCCCCATGTACATTTTCTTGGCTCCCGTCATCTGCTTCACATCCTGTGAAGATAATTTGGAAACTGAGGCAGCGATCTGGCATGGTTGTAACAGCCACTGCCAATCCGTGAATAAACTCCCCGTGGTAATTTTGATGCCCATTTGTAAACTCTTTTCTAACCCAACATTTAAAATACGGAATATTACTTATTAGGTGCGCCACTTACACTCCTTTTTTATATTATTCGACCTTTTGTTTTACCCTTCTTTGCTATTCCGTCAATTCTTTTCTTTTTCTTAGCCTTTACTGATCCCCCGGCTTTCATACCTTTTATTTTAGAGATTTTTCTTTTTGTTAATCTACTGATGGTATCAGAATCTTTTCTATCCACAGCGCTTTTAAGTCTATCTTTTTCAGAAACACTTTTTCCACCAGGTGTACCTGCCATACCAGAAGATTTGCCGCCCTCAACATCTTTACCAAGAATATTTTTCCCTGTGTCTGACGTTTGAGTGCGTATTCTACCAGAGCCTTTTAAATCATCTGGATCAATATTTTTAGTACTACCCAACTTTATATTTTTTCTAGCACTTTTAATATCATCTTTTGTTTGAGTTGTAAATTTTTTTCCGTCAAAAGAAAATGTTTTTTTGCCAGATTTTCTAGCATCTGCAAAGGCTTGTTTAAACGTCTTTGGTTTTACATTTCTTGTACTTTTATCCTTAAATCCCGAAAAAGATGCGTAGCTACTTGTTGCCATTTTACTTCTCCCAAAAAAATTGTTGTATTGTAAGTACAAAAGCGGCAACAGCCCCTCCTGCACCCGCTGCCCACATTAAAGTTCTCCAACCGCCTTTAGCTTCTGACAACATCTTGTCTATATTAGCTAAAGACTTTTTAATCTGTTCAATATCTGCTTTCATCTCATCCATATCTTTTTGAATATGGTTAATCTCGTTGGCTTGCACAGCTACCTCGCTTTTAATATCTTTTTCCATTAGCACTTCCATCTCTTTCTAGCTTGGCGTAAACGGCTGTTTGGGTCTTTAGCTGCTTTAGGAAACTGTTTCATCTGTCCAGCAGAACGAGCGCAGAAAGACTTACGTCTTTTAGCGTCTTTAGAACCTTTTTTAACTTTACCTGTAACGGCTGTTTTTAACTTGGAACCGGGGTTAGCTCTACGATAAGCAGCTACCCCTTTCTTGGTCATTCCCGCCCCTGATTTAGTCTTACGAAAATTGCCAGACTTTACAGAAGTCTTGATACCCATTCCTTTAGATTTAGAAGGCATAATCTACATTAAGAAGTGCCACCGCCAACGTAGTAAAACGTAACGCTTGTAATTTCAGCGGTACTACTATTAGCTAAGTGAATACCATTTGTAAACAAAATTCCATTATCAGGAATATTTAGGTGTTCTGCAGCACTTACTCCAGACGAAGCTATTGTATACCTAGTTGTAGCGCCTGCACTGGTTCCATCGCTAAAAGTTAAAGTAGCTCCAGCGCTATTGCCATGAACATAGTACAAACCTTGCAATCTAGTTCTACCTGTTATAGCAGTAGCTTGAGCAGTTCCTGCAGGCAAGCTATAGGCTTTTACGTCACTAGCAAAGCTCATTATAAACTCCCCTTAAATAGTGTAAAAACCACCAGCAGATACAGGTTGCATATATTCAACAGTTGCTATAGCGTCACCTAGAAGGTCTACAGTAGATGGTGAAGATGGAAAATATGTAGCAAACACTTGAACACCACCTGTACCTACATTAATTGAAGCTGTACCCATAGCTGAACTTCTAACATTGGTTATAGAAGTAATATCGGTACTAGCCAAAAAAGTAGCATCTCCAGTAGAAGTTCCAATAGTCATAGTAGCTGAAGCTGAAGCACCTGCTGCTTCAAAAACATTTAAAGATACGTTAGTAACTTGTGCGCCCGGAGGTAAAGTAGCAACAGTTGTTGTTGCAGTAGCTCCTACAACATCCACTCTAGCTGATTGAGCCATTAATACAGAACCTGTGTTTTGTATATCTGTACCTACAGTTGTACCTGTGGTGTCTTTGATTGGCCCTGCTTTAATCGGACCTGAAAAGGTAGTAGTACCCATTTAATTCTCCTTGTGTATTAGCACGTACATTATATCATCTCTAATAAGTCTGCTAGGTCAGTTGATATAATTTTTAACCCTAGAAAACAACAGGGGGCCGAAGCCCCCTATCATTAAGAAGCTCCTGGAGAGCCAAACATTCCTAAAGGATCAGAAACGCCAAATGAATAACGCTCACGAGCCTTGTATCTAACATTGCCTGTATCAAAATCTCCATCCATTGATGTTGCCATCGGTGTACGGACAAAATGCTTTAAGCCGTTAGGTACGTCAGTTGTTAAGAACCACGCATTTGTGTCTGTTAGATAATGATTAACAGCATAACCTTCTGGAATAGTTCCATTGGTCTTGATAGCGTTAAGGTCATTATCAGCAGTAGCAACTCTTAACTCACTATCGAGAATACGAGTAGCCACAAACATCAATGCTGGTGGAATGATTAGCTTTTTAGGTTTAGCAGCTATTAACAAGCCACGCTCATCTGTCCAAGCAGCGATTTGAATAGTAGCATCTTCTAAAGATGTCTCATTTAAGTCTGCGCCTGTAGAAGGACGATTGCTGTTAGTACCACCACTTACTAATGGGTGTGAGGTAGAAAATAATACCTGTCCATCACCATAAGTAGGATTACCTGTACCAGTAAAGCCTTTGTTAAGGATTGTTGCAGCCTTAACTTGTTTTGTATACGCCATAGCACGAGCCAAAGCCTTTGTATAACGAGCGCCAAGACTATCGTAAAGATTATCTTCAGATGCCTCTTCTGTTATTGCAAAGCCCATAGCAATTGTTTCATGGGTATAGCGGGATGTGAATGCTTCTTGTGCATTATCATAAGAAACAGCAGCACCTTCGGTTTTTACTGGGGCTTGCCCAAAACCGGATAGCTTTGTCTCTTCTTCAAATGAACGCTCAGAAGTTTCAGTTTCATAAATCTCCTTATGCTCTTCACCATATTTCTGGTATTCGAGTCCATACAAGGCATTTAAGCCCGGAAGGAGTTCTTTTAGTAGTTGCGATCTTGAAATTGCCATTTAAAACTCTCCTTAAATACCTAGATTATTCTCTGATGAGAGAACACTAAAGTTAAACTTAACAATGAACTCAGGGAAGTTATCATTCTCTGTACCAGCAACAACCTCAACAATTCTCATTGCTAAAGTTTCTGTTACAGCGAGTGAACCACCATTACTACCGACAACAAGGTTTATACCTGAAAGTCCAGTAGAGGTGCTTTGAGCCTCATAGTTACCTAATGCTGCATTTTTACCAACAGCACCAGCAAAGCCAGAACCGTCTGTGCCACTATTAAATGTTCCTAGTGCAGCGCTACCTTGAATCTGATATAGCTGTCTTGGATCATCGTTGACTCTAACAAATATGTCTGTAAAGCCAGCGGTAGTAGCATTGGCTGGTAAGTATTGTGCAAATTGTTGAACACCATTAGCATCAACATATCTAACACCAACACATACACCCATAACACCAGCAGTGGCGTTAGTAGATGTTCCCGTAAATTCAACCGCTACAGGTGTAGCTGTTGCGGCTACAGGTAGCCCAGCAGTAGTTAGTAATACCTCATCACCAAAAAATATTCCAGCCGTATTATTAGCCTTAACTGGAAACTCTCTCATGGCCCCACCATGATTGGGTGTTCCGCCAAGCATATTAATTGGACGTAACCCGAAAGGGGAAGCAGTAGCTGCCATTTATAAATCTCCTAATAAAAAATTATTTACCTTTACCAAAAGATACCGATGTTTTATGATCTCTAAACAAAGGCGCTCTTGGGTCATTTTCTTTCATAAAATTGTTATTAACTGAATCCATTTGGTTATTAGCCTGATTCTGATAATATTCGTTTCGTTGTTCTACAAGCTCTATTGGAGTTTTGCAGAGTAATAATCCACCTATTTCTACACAACCCGGATGCCTACTATTTGCGTCTGCTACGATTTGCATATGTGGTTGCTCTTCTGCTTTAACTGGTTCCCAACCTTCTCTTAGTTTCATAGAAACATTTCGAGGGTCAGCCTCATTTAAAGTAGACGTGCGAATCCACCTATAATCATAACCGGGCAGTCTATCAGGTTCTGGCAATGTAGAAGGAGGCGCCCAACTTTTTGGACGTTCTTTTGCAGTTCTGTTTTCTAACTCACGAGCTAATCTGTTTTCAGCCATTTTGATTCTCCAATCTAATTAATTCTTTGGCGTATTGTTCCGGGGACAAACCCAACTTCTTTGCTAAATTTATTTGAGACGTACTCAATCGTACTTTCTTAGAAGACGTGGTTCTCGTTACCGGAGCTACAACTGCCGAAGGTTTTGTTTTTACAGTTTCTTTCGTAGATTCTGTATTATCATCGAGTTCAAAATTTTCTGGAAACCGTTTTCTCATGGTTTCGTCTATTCGTTTATAGTACTCATCCGTAGTGGCGTATCCTACGCCATTTTGCTTTACCAGTTTTTCATGCAAACCTAATGCTAGGCTAGTCATTTCTTCGTCTTGACCGAACCAATCATTTTTATTCTGCCAATCCATAGCCTTTGCGTCAGGCGGTAAAGCAGCAGGTTTACTATTACTTTCTTGTTTTACAGTATTTTCTTCAGTTTGTAAAGGGGTTTTATATTTTTTTACATTTTGTTTTCTATAAGTAGCTTCAGTAAGTTTTTGTTGGGCTTCAGCCGCTTTCTCACTGTCCCCATCATCAAAAGCCTCTTTATACGCCTTTTTAGCTGCAGATATTTCAAGATCAGCCGCATTACCTGCGGTATTTAAGAATTGCTCTTTAAGTTTGTTATTTTCTTGAAGTAGCTTTTTAGCAGCTTGAATAGCTTCTTGATTTTCACGTTGGACACGCTCTTTCTCACGTCTCTCATCATGCCAAACTTTTTTAAGTTGGTATATTTTATCTTTTACTTTAGCGTCATACTCATCAAGTTCTTCTGAATCTAACTTATTAACTAATTCTTTTGGTAAGTTTTTTCTATTTTGATCTTCTTCAGGAGTATCATCTGCTATTTCTATCTCAACATCAGACACTTCAGCTTTTACTTCTTCTTTTACTTCTTCATTTGGTATGTTTTGCTCTTCAGCCATATTATTCTCCTATGCTCGTGAAATCCCTCGTGGATCTTCTACAACCGCCTCTACACTGTCATCATTTATAAGGCGAAACTCTTTACCATGTATTTTTACCCTTGTGCCTGAATTAGGTCTAGCTAAAATAAAATCTCCCTCTTTACACCAAGGACCGCTGGGAAATCTAGTTTTGTCTGTATAACAATCAGGGCCAAGTTTTAAAACAAAAAACACAGTGCTTAAAACTTCTTCAAAGTGTTTTGTTGTATCAGCTTTAATTAAACCACTTT